CTTTATATGACTCGGGCTGTGGAGCGACTACCTCAGTAACCATAAAAAATATGAATGGTACTGTCAGATATAATAGAAATGAAAATAAGTTCCATCCTTCATTTGGAAAATAAGCCAAATCTCTCAACGGATAAGATGTCCACCAAAATAGTATAATAGTAAAAAAAGTTATAAAACTTATTGCCGTATGTGGCCAGTAAAATACAACATCATCATCTGGATTATCATTGTAATTTTTAGCCAATAATGAACTGTAATTTATCATTATCCTTACCATAGACAAACCTAATATCACAAACGCAATCATTGACAAATGTGAATATGTTACCATTTCGTTTTCCCATATTTAAAGTGTTCTACATACTGTAGAAGATTGACACAACAAATATTTCATTCCATCCAAAGTAAAATTCAATTCACCTATGATTACATCAAGTATATTTGATGCACCACCTAAAACAACATCTCCGAAAGGGCCTTGCAAAACAAATACTATAATTGCACTTATCATCCCTAAAAGAAAACTCATGTATGACCACTTGAGGAATTTATATTTTCTAAGTGCAAGAACTTTACCTTGTCCATATATGTCACCGGCCATGGCATCATATACAGAATCATCAGTCATTAAAGTTTCTGCATAATCTTCCTTATATTCTTCTATTGGAAGATGTGCAAAGTGTCCGAAAAATAAAGGGTTGAAAAATGGAGATTTTCTATCTATATCTCCTGTTACATCTTTTGGATAATCTGTTTTTGGTATAATTGCAAATATTGCAAAGAGTAGTGCAAAAAAACAACCAAATGCAAATGTTAGAAGTGGCCATTTGACCAATTCATTATCAAGGTTTGCAATCGCAATAGAAAACACAACAGATGCAACTGTAATCATGATATTTGCTTTTGCATCTGCCATCAAGTTCAATCTCATTTGATTGCCGTGATTGACTCGCAGAATATTATCTACTGCTGTTCTATTTTCTGGTACTTTTGAAAAGTGATTAATTTTATCCACACTACACCTCCTACTTTAATGGTGGTGCATACAATAATCCTCCATGATTATATAATTGGTTTAATCCTCGTTTTAGTCCTAACTTGTTTATGATATTACGAGTAAATATTTCTTCATAATTCCCCACCTTTTTAATTATATCATACGACCAAGTTGCAGGTAAGCCAAGTTTAGAACCAAGATTGGGATGGTCAGCTCCATTCTTCTCTCCCATAAATCTTTGAATATTTGGGTTTATGTTCTCTTTGAAACTGTCAATATTTTTTGAATTGATACCCATCTCTTCTGCAATGAACAAAACATATACAGTCCATCTTACTATGTCAGACCATTTCTGATCACCATATTTAACTACCGGCCCTAAAGGCTCTTTAGAAATTATCTCTGGTAATATCATGTGTAACTCAGGATCTTTGAATCCTAGACGATTTGACGCCAACCCTGACCTATCTGTACCGTACATATCACAATCACCCCTAAGATACACATCTTTTAACTTTTCATTCTCACCAACAGTTATAGGAATATACTTTATTTCGTGTAATTCCATAAAGTCTGCAATGTTTTTTGCAGCAGTTCCAGATCCAGAGAAACATATTTTAGCTCCATGCATCTGTTTGGCAGAGGATACACCTAGAGTTCTCTTAGTGATAAATCCTTGACCATCATAATATGTTGTTGGTAGAAACTCAAATTTCTTGAGTACATTTCTGGTGAAGGTGAATGTCGTTGCTGCAGACAACATATCAATAGTTCCATCTATCAAATGTGTAAATCTAGAAACTCCATCTACTATTTCATATTGTATAGCAGTTGTATCTCCAAAGACAGCTGCTGCGACCGCTTTACAAACATCAATATCAAATCCTTCCCATATAGCACCACTTTCAGTATCATATACCTCTTCAGAGAAGCCAGGAAATTCATCGTTAGTTCCACAAATAATAAATCCTCTTTTTACTACTCTATCAAATGTGGTTCCGTATGTTGGATTATATTCTAGAACTGGTTCATCCTCCTTATCCATCACCATCTGTTTGACTTTTTCTATTTCAGTCAAAGTCATGCCACTATGATCCATCATCGGATGTGTGGACTTTTCTTTACCCATTGCAGAATTATCTACAACCATCATCCAAAATACCCATACCAGACATACAATAAATTTTCCGGCAAGTATCATTTCAGAGTCCTATAAACTGCCATTAGTTCCTCATCTGACGGATTTGTCGCTGAAGAATATCTCTTATGTCCCACTCTCATGAATGCTTTGATATCGGAAAAACTTGGATATTTTGATTGTAAATTATGAAGTAGATGGTCAGGGTCTAAGTGACAAGATGCACATGCATTATCTCTTGCGAATACTCTCGTAGACCTTTTATATCTTTCACTTTGAACCAATACAGCAGAAAGGTCTTTCTCCATATATGTTATTCTATTATCCATGTCTGGCATGAGTAGAAAAATTAGATATACGAGAAGTGCAATGATGACGTAGATGAATGATTTGCTTGCGACAATCTGGTCTTTGTTTGCAAGTTCTATTTGTTGAACTTCTTCAACCTTTTTATCTATTTCTTCAATGTCGTGTTGTAGTATTTTTTGATCTTTTCCGTTTGCTACAGTCTTATCTTGTTGTGCCATGATCTATTTCCTCCCTACTTCATTCAACTTTTTAGTAATTTGTTGTTGGAACCACTTCAATACGATAGGAATACTTACATTAGAAGTGAGTCCAAAGAGAAATCCGATGGGAAAACGATAAGGCCCGAAATCGTTGAGTTGAGGAACATTTGTGAATACGATCATAATCAACAAATATCCTGTAAGAGACATACCAGTATTGATTATAAGGTCAAGCCCTATTAACCAACTATGCCCTTCGTATTTTTCTTTGTTATCTATTCTATAATTAAATAGAAAAATCCAAAATGATGAAAATATGACAACAGCATACATCCACAAATCAGCAGTATTAAATAAATCAACCATTTTCTTTTGTCTCTTTCTTTACCAACTTCAGTAAGTCAGCAGTACTGCCGACAAATAATGCATTAGTAACATTTTGAGCTTGGGTAACTTCCTGTCTATCTCCAGCATTTTCTAGTTTTTGTTTCTTTTGATGCAAATCCATTAATGTTTCTTGAGTGTCACTCATATTTTTGAGTAATTGACCAAACACTTCAAAGGCTCTTGGAGACTCTTCTGCTTTAGCAATTTCCAGAAGTTCTTCCATTGCATCTCTGCCTTTTTCAATTATGTCATAGAGATTTTCACGAGCATATTGAAAGTCATTTTCTTTAGTATCATCTCCATTTATAACAACAGGAACGTTATTATCCATCACAATTGGATCATTTATAACTTTTATATCACTGTTGAGAGATTCCTCCCCGAGCTCAAGATGTTTTTCAATCCGTTGCTCCACTAATTTTTCAGTTTTCATTAACTATCTGTTCCAGCTACTGGATCATGTGTTTTTCCTTGAGGAAAAAATTCAAAGGTTTCACTAAATCCAAAATCTTCATCTGTGATTGCGGTTGTATCTTCTGGAGCTATCGTAACTCTTGTCACAGTTCCACCAGCAGTAGAGGCATCTTCTGATGCTTCTGTCAACAAACGTATTCTGGTAGAATCGTCAAATTCGTGACCATCTAATATCATAAAATTCTTACTATAAACTGTACTATCTTCTGATATAATATATATCGGTTCCGCTGCAGTAGCTTCTGACATAAGATGAGTATCTACTACAGAAGAGGTAATAACCTTTGCGTTGTCTACTACATTCGGATATAGATAACCTTTCATCGAAAAGTTAAGTGTCCAGATAATAGAACGTCTTGTTGCAAAGTCTCCATCGTATGTATCTTCGCTAGAAACACCAGAAAGAACTAAAGGTATGTCCATTTTCACATCCATACCAGAAACAAGCGACATTGTTATTGTAAACTCTGGTGTGAAAAATGGAAGTACTTGTTCTAGTATTTGTGTTCCATCCTCTGCATTTTTAACAAAGATATAAAGAGAAAAATCGTAGTTATAAGGAACAGGATTGAATTGTTTTTTGAGTCCAGTAGTTCCAGTTTTGACATTCCGACCAAGTGTATTGAGTTTTCTCGCGCTATCATACGTCATAGATGTCAACTCAAATCCCATTCTTGGAACTGTCAAAGCAACAGCCGAATTGAGATTTGGGTCTGAAGATATCCGTGCTAACATCTTATCCTTCGGCCCGTAAGACAAAGGAATCTTCACCACTTCAGTTACGGCATCAGAACTATTCGTTCTACGAACTTCTATGTTATTGAATAACGTTCCAAATGCAACCACCATCTTTCTAGAAGTTTGGTGGTAAAAATAAGTTCCAAACATTACGGATTCTCTCCAAACGGATTACTTTCAGAAAAATCAA